CAGAAAGACCCCCCAACGTCTTGCCGGCGTTGGCGAGTCCTTTCTCCAGCTCGCTCTGGTCTAGTCCGATTGTTACAGATAGGTCGGCCATCGGTGTCAGGGTAGGTTGTTCGCCTTTTTGTAGGCTTCAATACGGGCGTCGAAATTCTCTAAATCTTTCTCTTCCTCGGTGGAAAGGATTTCCAGCTTGGCCCCGTTGTAGATCGCGCTGGCGACGGACATCCAGACGGCCTCGCCCTCCGGCATCGTCCAGGCTTCCTCCAGGCTGACGCCGTTGCGGCAGAGGTTGGCCACGCATTGGAGCGGGAACGGGATTGGGTCGTACTTCTTCACGCCCTCCTTTTCTTCCTTCTTCCAGAACTTGGGGTAGGACAGGGAGACTTTGATGCATCCGAGGATCGTACCCACGCAGTGCGAATAGTACTTCTTGCTCATCGTCATCCGTGCGACGTACAACTTCTCGATGTAGGACAGGGGACGGGCCATCTCCTCCTTGTCGTAGGTCGATAGAATCCGCGCTGCCATGACGACCTGCACGGGGTCGAACTTGTACTTCTCCGGGTCGAGGAACGGAGACTGGATGGCCTCCAGCGCGACCCGGTGACGGAGGCAGAAAGGACGAAGCGTCCTGCCGCACACCTTGTTCTGGCGGGGCAGGACGGTCGTAGCCTGTAGGTATCGAGCATCCATCTTGGATGCCGCCCTATTAGGCGATCTCTTGGTACTTGACGCCCTTGATGGTGACCTTGCGGAAGTCCTTGTTCGTACCCTTGTCTTCAAGGGACTTCAGAATCCATTGAATACCGAGGTAGGTGAACTGGGTGCCGATTTCCGGGGTTTCGCCAGTCTTCAGGACGCCCTCAAGGGTGATTTCCTGAAAGAGGTCGTCCAGGCGGTCGGTGATGACACGGCCTTCTTCATCCATGACTTCGACGTCGATCTTGAAGCTCTGGGAGAGAGAGTCGGACTGAAGGGTCGCATAGGTGACCGTACCATAGAGTCCGTAAAAGTGTGCTACGCCGTAATCGATTGCCATAGTCGTATGGGTTTAGCCAAGTGTCAAGGGGACGGGGGCATGACGCCCCAGACGGTGTATTCCAGCACGTTGCCGTAGCGACGCTGGCTCATGCCTTCCTCGTCGTTCTCAATCCACAGGTCGTACAACTGGCCGTCCGTGGAGGGGTTCCAGAGGGCTTTCAAGGCCGGCACGTCGCGCATGGCTCCGATGACCTCCACAACACGGGCGCGGTGGGCGTCCAGCGTCTCGTCGTCGGCGGACGAGTAGACGTAGAGTTTCAGGGTGGCCTTGTAGTTACCTAGGGTCTGGGAGCCGAGGTCTTCGATGTTGCTGCTGGACTCGGCGTGGGCGATGATGATCGGGATGACCCGGATGTCGTCGGTCACGCCCTTATGCACGGCGACGCCTGGGAACAGCGGCGCGAGGTAATCGGCCACCCTCGTTTCGAGGACGGTTCGGAAACTGAAGAAGGGAGGGTTGGGCATCAGGGTGTGTTGGTAAGGGATAGGTTGAACCCGCCTTGCAGCCGGCGAATGACTTCGGCCAGTTTACCGTGATTGCGCGGGGCTTGCAAATGCTTGAGCATGGCCACCCGCATGGCGAACGCCCGGTGGTTCATGGCCATCCGCATGAAGTGGTAGCCTTGGCTGTAGTTACGGCCTACGGTCGAGCCGAGCTTGATGACGGGGTCTGGGCCACCTAGCCTCGGCTGGTAAATAGACGTGCTTGCACCCTGACGGCTAATCCAGGCTGACGTCGGCATGGGGCGTAGTTTCAGGCCGGCGTAGTACCAGCCAGACTTGAGTTTGCCGACGCGCTGCTGAACCCGCTTGATATAGGACTCGACCGGCTTCCAGTCGTCCACGAAGTACTTGTCCGTCTTTGAAGTCTCGTAGACCTTGTACGACGGACTGCCGCGCCGACGTTCGTGGATTGACTTGATGCGTCCTTCGTTCGTTCCAAGGATGAACTTGGCCGTGCTAGACCTAGTGTTACCCATGATACGCTTGAAGTAGTCGAACTCGCCTTGGCCGATGATGCCCCCACGGTCACGGATCATCTGGAAGACATAGCCGGGGTCGGATACCTGCGGCAGTTTCATCTTGGCCCTAGCCCAGGCCGAGAAGACGCCGATATTGCTCTGCGCGGCGACGCCGGCGGCAGGGGCGAAGTGCAGCGGGGCGAAAATCTTGCGGACGTCACGGCTGACGGCATCCTGACCTTTCTTCTTGGCCTTGCTTCCAAAGCCGCCTTCTCCGCCTTTCGTGATCGACGGCTGGGAGCCGGAGAACGGGGGCGTGAAGTCGCACATATCCTTGGCGAATAGGCCAGCCTGCTGCTTGACGACGCCCTCGATGCTCTTACGCATGACCAAGGCGTACAAAGCCAAGTGCTTGGCGAACTCGGTGTAGTCTACCTTGACGCCCTTGGCGACTGTGACCACATAGGCCATTACTGAACCTTGGTCTGAACCTTGACGATGACCCAGGCGGAGGGGGTGCGATCCGTCACGGTCATAATGCGGAACTCCTGACCCCCGTAGGCCACGATGTTTCCGAAGGCGATCAGCCCCGGGTTGGCGGCGGCGTCAGCTCGCAGGAACTTCATGTCGAACGAGGTCTGGTTCATAAAGCCCCCCGTTTCCAAGTCCTGCATGATGGCCGGCTGCGACATCAGCGCGTTTAAGGCTACTGGCGTCCCGCCTGGGACGTTTTTAACGGTCACGGCCTTGGGAATCTCGGAAAGGATTTCCGAGGCGTCTACAGCCCATTCGTCCGTGATTCCCGACATGGGTTTAGCCCATTGTCAAAATAAGAAACCCTCCCCCCGTGGTGCGGGGAGAGGGCTTCGCATTGTCGCTTTGGGGGATTTTAAACTCCCCCGAAAACTTACGAGGTGAAGGCGACGCGCTGGAGGGCGTTCGGGTTACCGACAGCCGATCCGACGAGCCACAGGGCGGACATATTGTGCTTACCGGCCTGCCAGTTGTACCAGTAGCGGAGAGCGAAGGAGAACTTGCTGTCCGGGTCCTGAACGACCATCTGTTCGCCACCGCCGGTGGTCGGGGTAGCAGGAACACGGGTCACGATGACCAGGCCTTCCTTGCAGGAGGCCACACCGTTAAGACCTTCGGTGAAGGGCGCGCCGGAGGTCGGGAAGCCGTTGTACTCGGAGACGCTGAAGCCGTGGAGTTCCTTGCTGATGGCGTTCTTCTGGATCACGTCGCTGTTGCCATACGAGAAGGTCTGGGCGACGGACGGGTCTTGGACGAGCTGACCCATGGCGTCGGGCGAGAGCAGGAGCTTACGACCGATGTGGGGCAGGTTGGCCTTGGTGAGGTTCTTGGCGGCGTTCGCAACGGCGATGCGGTTGAAACCGGCGGTGGAGCCGGAGTAAGCAGCGGTGGCGAAGTTGGCGGCGGTCACCTTGGAGAGGACGTCGTCGAAGAGGGACTTCTGGACGGCGTTGGCGATCGGGGCGAAGAACAGGCGACGGAGGCGTTCCAGCGAGAGCGTGGAGGCTTCGTAGTCGGTGAAGGCGACGTCGACGTACTTGAGGTCGGCGATGGTCACCGGGACGTCCGTGGAGTTGGCGTCGGCGGGGACGAAGCCGTTAGCGGCGTCGAAGGTCGTGGCCGTGAAGGCGGAGGCATAACGGGTGTGAACCGTGGTGCCGCGCTCGGCGACGTAGTTGCCGAAGTCGGTGACGGCGATTTCCGTCAGGGGAACGAGTTCGGGGACGAGGGTGCGGAGGGACTCTTCAGCGACGAGCTGGAGGGTCAAGCCACCAATGCTGTTAGACATAGTAGGGAGTTAGGTTGGGTTGGGAGAGGGGAAAGGATCAGCGAAGGCCGGCGGCGCGGAGGATGGCCGGACGGTTCTTGCTGTAGAAATCGGAAGCGGCCTTGCCGTCCTTCTGCTTGAGGGCCACCCACTCGGCGGAGATATCCTCGTCGCTCTTTGAGGAGGCGGCGACTTCGGCGGGGGTGACTTCAAGGGGGGTGACGCCGACGGAAGCGGCGATGGCAGCGGCCTTCTTGCCGGCAGTCTCCTGCGAGGCGGTGATCTCCTTCGCCTGGGCTTCGGCCTTGGCGCGGATTTCATCGGCGGCGGCGAGCTTGGCGGTGAGGTCTTCGACCTTGGCGGCGAACTCGGCGAGCGAAGCGTCCTTGGCGGACATCGCAGCGGTCAGTTCTTCGACCTTGGCGGACAGGGAGGCAACTTCGCTGGCCTTGGCTTCGACCTCGGCGGTCTTGCCGGTGAAGGCTTCCTTCAGCGAGTTAAGGCGTTCTTCGAGCGTCATCTTGGGTTTAGCCAAGTGTCAAGCCTTGGGCTTGCAGTCGGTGTCCACGGGGGGGCATCCCTCGTCGGGGATTTCAGCGTCATCCTCGTCTTCGTCCGAATCCGTGCCGTCCGGCTTCTTCTTCTTTTTCTTCTTCTTTTTGTCGTCGGAAATCGGGGCTACGCCGTCATCTTCCTCACCCTGCTCGGGCGAGACGTCAGCGGCTTTTGCGTAGCCGGCGGGGCCGGTCGACGGCACCTGCTTCTCGGCGCGTTCGTAGATGGAGTATTCCTCGGGGTCGATGGCCATCAGGACGTCGTCGAAGGTGTTCATCAGGCCGGTGATGAGGTTCTTTTCGGCGGCTTTCTTGCCCGTCCAGCATTGACCCTGCATATCGACGGGGTCGGCGTAGGTGCGAACCTTGATGACGTCGGAAATGAACCAGGCGTGGGACTCGTCGCAGTCGTCTTGGAAGAGTTTACGCTGCTCGGGGGTGAGGGAGGTGCCTGCGAAGCCAGCCCCCTTCGCCCAGCCGGACTTGATCAGGTCGACGGTGACGCCTTCCTCGGCGTAAGCCGCCTTCATGTCGTAGAACGGGATGTAGACGCCGATGCTGCCGACGGTCGCCGAGGGCGAGGCGTAGGCTTCGTCGCATTGGCTCATCAGCCACATACCAGCGGAGCAGGACTGCTTGCAGGTGTAGCCGACGGTGTGCTTCTTGCACTTGCGGATGCGTTCGGCGAGTTCGGGGACGCCGGTGACGGTTCCGCCAGGCGTGTCGAAGTCGAAGATGATATGCTCGACGCCGGGGTCACGCTCGGCTTCCTCCAGCATCTCTTCGACGTCCTCGACGTCGACCGCGCCCATCATCTTCTCGAGTTCGGTGAGGCCGGAGCCAATCACGCCCTTCACGGGAATGATGGCCAGCTCTCCGCTCTTGACGAGCATCGGGCGGGGGCCGAAGAGCATCTCCATCATGTCCTCGATATCCCCGTTAGACTTCAGGTCAGCAGGGGAGAATTCGGCCACCTTGTCGAGGTAAGCCTTGGCCTTCGCCGGCTCGATGAGAATCGGGGCGAAGGTCTTGAATGCGTTGGAAAGGGAGTACATGAATTATTTGTTGGAGGTTTCTTCGTCGTCCGGGTCGACGTCGTCTTCGACGATCTTCGCACCGTCGTCCATCTTCACCTCGTCTTCGGCGAC